ACATCTTGCCATGACGATTCAAAGTCACGCTTGAGGTAAATATCAGCTTCACCGCCAGCTTCACGACGGAATAACAAAGTCATCTTTAATAATCGCTTGTAGTATAAGGCCGCCTGTGTGCCCTTCTGTTTCGAGAAGTCCGTGCCAAGTACTGCGTAACCCGTGAACTCGTCCCCGCTGTCCAGTGCCGACTTATGTGAACCGTAGGAGTACCCGCTATAGTCACCGCAAAGATCAATCTGGTAATCAGCCCCAACATCGGCAGATCGCCAGTTGTCCCAGTCCCAATCGTCCCAGTTATCAAAAGGCAGAGTAGCCCATGAGTAAGTAATTTTATTCTCGTAAGTTCCAAACGCACTGACCGGAATATCAAGCTTTGTCCATGCCCCTCTTTTATCGACGCAGTAAACTTTATTGTTAGCCGTGGCTTCTGTGCCGTAAGGGATCGCCCACCATATTTGATCGTATTCCCAAATGTAATCGCTACGGATACCCGACAATAGCGAGTCTGGCATCATCTTTAACGTCTTGTCAACCGGCATCGAGATAGCGTTAATGTCAGCCATTACAGACTGTACTACCCGTATGTTTTTATGATTGTCGAGAAAGTAAACATTTTCGTTTATATCTCTAACCACTGAACCGGGCGAGTATGTCCCCATCGAGCTATGGAGCCTACGTCGATTGAATATCAAGGTGGAATTAACCCACCACATAGCGTCAATACTTCGACCGGTAAAGACCAATAGGAAATCGTTTAGCTGTATGGCCGCTGTTAATGGGTTAGGGCCGGGCAAGGTTGCACTGTCAGCATTACCGCTATCAAAAGTGTTCGGGTCTTCTACGTCCGACCAGTAAATATCTTGTGAGTATAAAGTCCCGCCAACCATTACATTGCAAGCCAGTAGGTAGTTTTCAAAAATTACCAGAAACTTTGCTCGGGTAAGATATGTAGTAGAACCCGTATCAAGCCCGGACGCTGAACCAGCGTTACCAAAGCTACCGGCGGTTCCGTCCCATGTCTGTATTAAATCAATATTATTAGTGGCGTAAACCACGTCATTCATGCTAACAATCGACCATGTTTCAACACCAGCGGTACATGTAAAGACTGTATCTAATTCCTCAGTAACAGTGTTCCAGTTGTAAACGTGGGCTTTCGTGAACACTAACAAGTAGTCGGACCCGTTAGACTTCTCGAACCAGTGGTAAGCCATGACCGGATCGCCGTCCGGGGTAACAGTTGGGCCGCTGCCAGTAGTCGCTACAATCGTTGCGCCATCGTAAGAAGTCGGCACAGCAGCCCATGCTTTGGCAATTTCAAAAGTATCTGTAGTCTTCGATGCAACTGTATAATCACCATCATAATGACCCAGCGTAGCGCCACTATCAAGACCCGCTACCGTAACACCATCACCGTTGTCGTATCCATGACCGGCCACAGTTATAACCGTAGTCGTTCCACCCCCACCAGTAGCGATAAGCGTAATTAACTTATCACCCTTAACTAGCTCATCGTTACGCAGTGACGCGCGATGAACCTCGCCGTACCGCAACAAAACATTTTCGTTATCAGCGGTAAAAGCTTCCGGCATCGTGACATAGGGTATGTCTTCTTTGATACCATTTACAGGCGAGAAGATACCAAACCGCTTAATAGCACCGCTTTGAGCGATAGAGGTTAAACACAGTAATATTATTAGGAGCTTTTTCATGGGTTATCAATCGAAGCGGCTGCTATATAAAAATAAGATGTACCGCTTTCGTTCATGTTGTCGTAATTCGGTGCGGCACCAGCTATGCTTCCATCGCCAACAGTAAACCCACCGTCTATTACGTCTGTTATCGCATCAGTAATCCAGTTGTTAGCAAGTCCGGTTATAAGCTTGCAAGCTGTAGCGGCCATGTCTGATGTCTTAACAACTGAGTAACGAGTGTCTTTACCCGGAAAGATAAATATTACATCAGGCTCAAAACCTACACCCGTTATGTCTTGCGTCGCATCAGCATTACCCGTATAAGTTCCAACCTTTATCATTGCCGCAGTCGGCGAAGCGGCAAGGGTTATCCAGGCTGATTCAGACTTATATTTTAAGGTATCGCCTTCTGTGACATATGTTAGATTAGCCTCGGTCGCGTCGGTTGTGTCAGTTGGCAAAGTCAAAACCCCGGCAGCCGTACATAACAAACTGTCGGTATAAAGCTCGTTGGCTGTGTTGCTGAAACTAACCTCGTTTGCGTAAGTCCCACTCAAAAACAATGTACCGCCGTCTGTAAGCTGGACAGTATTTGAAGCTTCGTCGAAAAACGCAAGCTCGCGGGTAGAATCATAATCCTTGGTGTCTAAAACACCCTCGTTAGCCGCGACAGAATGACTTGGTGACGATCCGCCGTCTGCTGACTTTGCCGCATTCTGGTCTGTGAATGTAACCTGTAAATGTTTACCGGCGTCAGCGTCGGAAACTTCCGAACCGGTCCACGGCCAGAAATGGTCTATAAGCATAAGCTCCTGGTTGGCAGCGGCAAGGTTCCTTATCCGTTCAGCACCACCAGACGGCTTCTCACCCCTATCGGGTGGTACAGACTTATCGTAAGTGGTTGCCATTGCGAATCCACACAACATCAAAACTAGAATTGGAAACTTTTTCATTTTATATGTCCCTGTATTTCATCAACCTTACTGGTGTCTTGTTATTCTGTAGCAGTAAAGAGAGATCTTTTTCGTACAATGCGTTATATCTGCCAACTTCGTTATTTGCCCTTTCCAGTCTTGACAGTTTGCCTTGCCAAAGTTTAATCATTACAGCATTGATAATTACCGACCTAAACATCTCACCAAATTCAATCGTGGTTGTGTCGCTTGAATGGTATTTGTAGAAATCGACCGAAACAGTACAGTCAGCGGATGGAACGGGCAACCAGTAAAATTTATTGTTCCAAAGTGCGAATTCGGAAACATCACCTGCTGAGGGCGTAGAGGCCCATCGCATCCGCTTCCTGTAAGTTTGATAACCACCTTTTATCTCGGATAGATGGTTAGCCTCATCGATGTATAATTCTTCCTTATCCTTGAATAACGTAGGAATCGCCGTGCTTTCGTCGTCGGCACTGACAGATAAATCTTCCTCGGCCTTTATAAAGTTACCCCTTGAGCTTATGGCGTACAAAGCTTCTCGTAACTCATTGTCAATACTGTTGACAAGAATCGGCACACCTTCCAACTGGTCAAGGCACTGTTTAAATATCTCTTGTTTTGTTATACTCATTGGTTAATACCCGGTAATAATTGCGCCAACGCCAGCACTTTCCGTACCAGTCCCACCGGCGTCAAATATCCGTAAGAACAAATAGCGACGACCACGCATATCAAGCCGCAACTTGCAAATTTTATTGTTACCCGAATCACCAACACTACACCCGTTCCAGTGATCGGTCCCGGAAATCGTGTCACACCATCGGGAAGTTAGCGTTGCGCCGGTCGTAGGATGTTTCAAGCAAACCTTAGTACCAAAGACACACCCGGCGCTTGTCGTAGCATATATAGGCTCGGCAGGTGCATACAATGAGCCGCTAAAAGCCCAAAGCTCAAAGTCAAACGTATCATTGGCGGAGTCAGCATCGGCAGAGAAGAACGCAATCTCTACACCGTTCGCTCCAAACCCGAACGTCTTTAAGACATCAATAGCCCCGTTTGTAGCGTCAAGCGTGGTCTCGTCAACCAGGATACTTACGAAACTTGTATCAAGCGTAGTGTCACCGTAAGCCGCCGCTCCTGTTTCAGTTGCGACAGATCGCAAAAGCTCAACTTCATTGGATGGAGTGGCGAGATACTTACTTGCGTTCGAGATATTTGGTTGCGGTATAGCATTGAAGCCAAAAGCCATAACACTAAACAGGACACATATCACACCAAAGGTTATCACTTTGTTTTTCATTTTTCGTTACCTCTCGTTGCGTATCTATCCTGCAACATTGTAATTTGTTTTTCGTACAAAACTAGATGTGTCGTTGCCCCTTCTGGCATTTCACCGATAACACCCTTACCTAATTCAATCAGATAACAGACACCCTCAATACAAGCCTCAAACGCACAGTCTGGCATCGTGATAGTGTCAACATCAGAATCCTCATACTCGTAGTAAATATCAAGCGACGTGCTGGCAGCCGGGCTACCGTAAACATACGCCGTTTTGTTGAAAATACAGAAGGCCGATATAGTTGTTGACTCGCCTGTATTTGTGAAATTCAACAGTTCTCGTAACGATGTTTTTTCGTCCAGCGGAGCGCCATCATCACACAAGCTACCGTTACCAAGTGCGACAAAATCATCTGGCAAGGCACCGTAGCAAGCCGAAGCAGCAATCGTAACCGTGCCAGACTTCTCCAACATCCCACCGATACGGCTGGAAATCTCACGCATGATTATCTCAAGTTCTGTGTCGATTCCATCAGCAGCCAGGCCAAGGCCAAGCCTCGCGTTTACTTCTGTCCGTACACCAGCTTTATAAAAATAAACAGCCATAACAACTTTCTTAAAAACCTCCTAGCAGGGGCACGAATGCCCCCACCAGGAAAGGAACTGAAATTAAAGTTACACGTTACCGTTTTTGTGGATCTGGACGACCATCGAATGTAAGGCACAGCTATTGCTCGCACTTTTTACAGACCAGGTAGCACTAACGACAATAGCGACATCGCCGCTAATGTCTTCGCTTGCCTCGTCTTTAACAAATGGAGCCGGGATAATCGTCCCTGCCACGCCAAGCATCTGTAAGCCCTGAGCTATGACCTTGCCAGACGCACCGGCTGTAGTGACAGTTACCAAGGCTCGAATGTAGCCAACGTCATCATCAGTCACATTGACCGCGCCGGTAGAAATGATCGTTTCTGTACCAACCTTCAATATCAAGGTTAACGTATCTGTCGAGTTTGTAGCGGTCACGTCAACCAAAGCCTCAATCTCGATAACGTCACCAGCCTTGAGGTTTTCACCTGAAATCGTGACGTTCTTATCAAGATTCGTAGCGGCTGTTAAATCGGTATGAGCGGTACTGACAGCAGTGTTAGCGTACACTAACTGCGAGTCAACGCGATTGACATCAAACACAGCGGAATGGTCAGTTGAACTGACCCCCTCCACCTTGCTAACTGCGCCAGTTTCGTTGATTATCTCAATATCAAACGACGCCGTAGCGGACCACCACTCAATTACCCCATCACTAAGCGCGTCAAAAGCCGTACTTGTAATCGGATTAGTTAGTGCCGTGCCGTCCGAATCCGAATAGACAGTCGCAATCGCTCCGTCTGCTGTCAGGATGCTAACCTTTAACCCAGATGTTATTGCAACACCCAGCAGGTCTTTAACCTGAACCCAGAATTTATTTAAGCCTTTACCCATTGTTATATACCTCTAATTATAAAGTTTTGTTTTGATTGAAATTAGTCGCCCACGTAGGCAGTGTCCATATTGATAACGCCGTAGTCCTCACTATTAAACTCTGGCTTTTCGACAGAGTTGATCAGCCCTATCGAAATACCCGCGATGTTGTTGTAATCCCTTTTTTCTTCAACCCAACTCATGCTCTTACATTTAGCAAGAACAACAGCCTGGGCACCAAGGAATAACGCACGGGCAACATAGACACCGTTAGCGGCGGCATCGGCCAGCTCGAAATAGGTTGTAGGAACAAGTGACGCTGTACCAGTAGCATCGCCAAGACGGGTCTCGATCTTTTCGCATTCATGGATAATCACACCGTCCCAGACTAACGACGCGCCGCTAAATAATGGGTTCTTCTCACCACGCCACCATGCATCTTTCAAAGCGTCTTGAACGTCAGTATGGTTTCTTAACGCCTTGAACTGGTAAGGATGTACCAGCATCACATAGTAGGGCTGGCCTTTATACATGATTGGGCGCATCTTTCCGTAGCCGGAACCCGGAATCATCGCTTTGCGCTTGCAAACTTCGATAGCGTCAGGGCACATCAAGTTATTAGCGTCCAGGCTGGTTGTTAGATTGCTGGCTAATGTTTCAAACCCTGTGCCGTCAGCTTTGCCGCCGCCAGCCCATTTCCGGTTAGAACTCGGCGCGTTTGCGGAAAGTGTCCCGTCAGCGTTAGCCAGGCCACTAGCAGCAAGCAATATTTTAGTATCCAAATACTGCGCCTGCCAGTTACCGAGAACATCCTTAGCGTCTTCTCTGATGTTTTTGAATGTTCGCTGCTTAGCCATACCCCGGACTTCGACAGCGTTCCTTACCTGATGTAAGGTTGTGTCGAAGTCATAATAAGTCAAAGGCTGCTCATTACCCTCTAGCTCGGCGTCATCAACAACTCCACTGCCAGTTATAGGAGCGAGAATGTTAAAGTTGACCGTATCACCAGATTTACTGGTAAAGGTATCGTCAATTGTGACAACTGACTGCGTGCCCTTGGCGACCTCTATTCCGCCCATTTTCTTACCGGTGCGAGAATCGACAGATTTAATCGTCTTGCCGGAGAACTTATTGAAAAACATATTCTCCTGTGCCCATATCCACGATTTCTTTGCGTAAGCCTCCTGCTGTACCGCAGTGTTATTACTCGAATCAAATGGTGTAGTTGCCATTAGTTACATCTCCTGTTCATTTTACACCCAACGCATCAAGCTGCTGTAACAGTGTATCTATCTGCTCTTCTGTTTGTGCAGAATCCAAAGCGTGCGATATTCTCGCAGCTATCAAATCCTGCTTTTCAGCAATGCTCGGCGCGGGCTTATTGTTAATATCTGGTTTCTTTGGTGGCGGTGCAGCAGGAGCCAAAGCCTCTGCCTTCTTGCCACTACTCAATTCTTTAGCAATGCGATAAGCGACCTTTGCGGCCTTGACAGTAGAACCGGCCATGAGTACTTCGCGGGTTTTCTGAGGGTCAGCCTTTATAGCCGCACCAATCGCTGGGGTAATCACTTCGTTCCAGTCGTCATAAAAATCGTTGCCAACATTGTCAGTTTCACGCAAGTAACGATCAACGCGCTCTTCCTGTTCTTGTCGTTGCTTGCTGACCTGCCTGGTCGCCTTTTCTGTTTGGTAAACTTCATAGTCACGAAGCTGGCCTGCTGTTGGATTCTCCCAATCTTCCAAGCCATCCAGCGGGTTGACTAACTCCGGCTCAGGCTCAACCTGCCGGTCTAATACCGATACTTGGCCCTCTACCTTCGCAAGCCGTTCTTTCAACACAGAGGCTTCGTCCTTGTTGCCGTTAGCCGCTTCCTGATACTTCTTCATCCGGGCGTATAGCGCCGTCTCTCTGGGCGTAAAGTCAGACTCAGGCTTCCCGTCGTCGTCAGCGATAGTCGTTTCAGGTTCTTCTGCTACCGGTTCAGCATCAGGCTTTACTTCCGGTTCAGCCGCCGGCGTTTCGTCCGGCTCTGGCTGTTCTTCAGGTGCTTCGGGTTGCTCTTCCGGCTCTGGCTCAGGTTCGCCAGGATCGAAACCTAGACTTTCCTTGATGACTTCATCTACCTGCTCAGTCGTTACTTCACTTGTCGCATTGTCTAATTCACTCATTATTAAAACTCCGTAACTGGTCAATCCCGCCAGTAAGAGGGTTAGCGATTAACTGTCGCCATCAGGTTCGATTGCTTCATGCCTCAACCGAAAAGGCTAATAAAAAAAGCCCTGCTCAATCTGTCGCTCGACAAACTAAACAGGGCTTCTGAATTTCAGGTGGTCCCAAAGTGTTATTTAATTTTTATAGTTTTTTTTATCTCTACCTTACTTGATACGTTCCCTTCGTGGCAGTTGATCGTAATGCTACCGGTAAACTTATCTGGTATATCATTTGTGCCTTTTAACTCCGCTACCACTGTCGATATGGGCGTAACACGCGGGAAGTGAATAACATTTCCATTGTCATCATACATTACGCCAGTTTCCCTTGTTCTTTCAATGCCTGGATAAGCTTATCATCACTCACTATCTCGTCACCAAGTTTTCTCATTTCTGATTCCATTTTCCTTTTTACTACCACAGAGCTACACATAAGGACGTAATACTCTTTGCCTCTGATGTTGACTACCATTACGCCACCGCCCCGCCAGCCGCCTGCTGCATCATCATCTTTTTTTGCATCTCTTGCATCTGTTGGCGTCGCGTCTCGATACGCTCGATAAACTTCTCCTTATTGCTAAGGTCAGAGGCGTCGAGAATATCAACCAAGTCTATCTCGGCTGCCTTTTCCGGTGACAGGCTATTAAGCAACTGTGTCAACTCGGAATAGTTATCACGTCTCGCGGTAGGCTGGGTCTGAGACCTTCCAACCTTCAAGCCGTATCTGCCAAGCTCAATCGACCGCAGCTCGTCCATGTCCACGTTCAGGTCATATTCTTCGATTAAGTTAAATATTTCCTCTTCTGAGTAGATGTAGTTGCCGCTCTTATCAGGACGCCTTATCCGTTCAACTAAGTGATTATAAAACGATAACTGGGTGAAGTTAAACATATCAAATACAGGCTCTTTAACTACCAATCCCTGCTCACGGCGAATCTTCAAAGCCGTACCCGACTCCTTAGCTCCTTCCGTCGAACCATAAGTAGCATCATTCAGCTTGGTTATGTCCTCAAAATCATCACTGCTCAATGTAGCTAGTTTCAAGTGTCCTTCTGATATTGGCTTTGGGTATCGACTTTGCGGCGGGTTAAATCCTTTTTCGTAGATACCCACAAACCCCGCCCTGGTACCGTTTTCCTCGTAGTTTTTTTCTTGTTCAGGAGTCAGTGACCCTCTCTCAATATCTACGCCACTATTGGCAGAGCTATTCAGATGGTGTAATAACTGGCTTCGTCGCTTATTAAATTCACGCTGGGTATCCTTCAGGTTGTCCAACTCACCCATCGGCTTACCGTCAATCCAATATGGAGCGAACCGGAAGTATGGGTATTCCTGCACATCACCAAGCGGCTTCTTCTCGTATTCTAACTCTACGTCACCGATATAATCGCAACGATGCAATTCGGGCTTAATCCGTACAAGTAACATCATAGCAGGTAACATATCAGCCATCTTCTTAGCTTGTGCGATCTGTTCGCCCAACTCATGCACCTGCTTAGTCTCTTTATTGAATAGATAGGCCTTTGCCTTAAACTTCTTGTAAAAACATATACGCAACAGATACCGCTTGAGATTACCGTCTATCGACTCCACATCGGGTAGCCATAAGCCCTCCGGCGCCGTCTCGTAATCATCGTTGTTATAATCATACATAGACGACCGACTGAAAACGTGCGGATACTCAATATCCGTCGAACTGTCGATATGTTCCAATTCTTCTTTTTTGTCTGGGTACAGTAGCTTTAACTGTTCACGCTCGACCAGGTGAATCCTGAACAAGAACCGGCAAAATGCGTGCGGGTCGTTACTGTTAATATCATAGCCGCGATACAACGGATCTTCCAGCACGTTGAAAACTGATACATGCTGTGGCTGAACATCGCCACCCACCACATCATGGTCATACAGCGTGTCTATTGTTGACCATGACTTACCGCCAATTGCACCCATCATAAACTGCTCAGACAATACAAGGTCACCAGGCGGACAAGATACATCCATTGCGTGACGGCCCATTTGTGTCAAGACAGACGCACCCTTAGCTGTACCGCCTCGACGCGGGAACACATCCAGCGAGTCCCTGAACTTACGCTGATAGCCACTTAACAGGTCGATAGTAGGCTTGCACTTATTGATTGACAGATGAGGCTTACCGTCCTCGTCAAGCTCTGCCAGTGTTTCCGAGTCCCACTGACCGTCACCACCACAATAGAAGCGGAAGTTTTCAGCGATATTCTTAGTCTCAGTCGCCAGGCCAGTTGTAGCCTGTCGCCAAAACTCATCAATCATTGTCTCGCGTTTTTTCTGCGAATCAGCCATATTATTACCTATGGTTAGCCGGAACTGTTACCGTCACTTGCTCACCGTTGACATTCAAAACAACCTGCTTGGTCACAAACTTAATCTCCGCATCGTCTGGAATCTCAACACCGGCGTCAGGGTCTATCCTGTTCGTAGCATTCTCTACGCCAAGCATACGCCGCTGCAAATCCTTGACAAGCTGTGTCTGCTCTGTAATGCCTTTTAATATCTCAGCAAAGGCCGCTGATTGGTCCATAGTATTTACCGCACCTGGTACCACCTCATCACTCACCGGCTCAGGGTCGTCGGGTGCCATAGTTGCTTTCCCATCCTTGAGCTTGTAATACTTCTCAAGCTGGATAGATGTTGCCCCCGCTCGCGGCTGGCCGTCCTTCTTGAATAGCTTGTCGTGTAGTTTCTGTAATTCTGTTGGCATGATTTATCCTTTCGTTTGAACTATGCGGCCCACGTTGACCGCTTCTTTTTCGGTTTCCTGCTCGTAGCGTTTGGGTTGTCCTTTGACTGCCTGCGTAGTTGGGGGTAGATGTATTGACCCAATACGAAAGCGTCCGCCCTGTCCGGACTACGGCTTATCCGTTTTTTAATACTATCCTTTGCCTCGATAAGTATCTTAGACCCCCTAAAGTCATACGTCGGAGTGCATAGCTGGCTTATCAATGTCTGTCTATCACCATCCGGCATCCAGTCAATATCAAGCGATATTTCGCCAGCCGCAAACCTATCTGATACATCACAATAAACCTCGGCCCGTTTGTTGAAGTATTTGTCTGAGTCGTCGGCGCCACTGCCAGAAGTAATACCTATCACCTGATACTTACCAGCTGATATTTTACGCTGATGATCCACAATAGGTCCGCCAAGTCCATCTTCCTCAATCACTACATGCGTAGCCTTGTGCTCCAACGCTAAGACATGTAGCAGGTTTTGAAGCCTGTCACTCGTTAGCTTACCGTAAATCTTTTGGGCGATTGGAGTTGTGT